GACCCGGACGCAGAGAACGTTACTTTTTCCCGACTACCTGCACACGACATCCCGGCGGGAACGTAATGAGGCTGTCAAGCTCCTGTCCTTGTTCGAGGTAAAAGCGGACAATCGGACGTTCCAGATTAGGGAAAACGCCATTCCAGGAAATAGTTTCAAGCATTTCGCAAATGCGCTGGGCCTCCGATTTTGGGGTATCGCCAAAATCTACAGTGTATTGAACAAGACCACCCATAAAATACTCTCCTTTCTATAGATTCCCGGCGGCGGGGCAACGCCGCCGGGACCAGTATAGCAGAAGGGAGAAAGAAAGGGAATAGACCATGCTTGAAATTGTACCTATGACACTGAAAGAGGCAAACGCATTTGTGGAGCAGAACCACCGACACCACGGACCGGTTGTGGGCCACAAGTTTTCCATTGGCCTGTCAGATGGGGAGAAAATCGTGGGTGTTGCTATTGTAGGCCGTCCGGTTGCCCGGCACCTGGACGACGGGTGGACGCTGGAGGTCAACCGGCTTTGCACGGACGGGACCAGCAACGCCTGTTCCATGCTGTACGCTGCCGCGTGGAGAGCGGCCCGTGCCATGGGATACAAAAAACTGGTGACTTACATCCTGGAGAGCGAGAACGGGGCGAGCCTCCGCGCCGCCGGATGGAAATGCGTGGGACAGGCCGGGGGCCTGCGGTGGACCGGGAAGCGCCGCCCGGAGGTGGACCTATACCCGGCGCAAATGAAAATAAGATTTGAAAAGGAGGGGTGACGAGTGGCGAGGAAAAAAGAGTACCCCGGCGGCTTCCGGCTGACGCTGGCGACGGCGCGGCGGCTGGCCGTCCAGGAGTTCGGGACGGCAAAGGGCCTGGAGCCGGACCGGGGGACGTGCCTGGAAGGGTTCTTCACTATGCAGATGGGGAACATGGGCGTATCCATCTGCCCGGACCTGGGAATGAGCGGGTGCATCGTGGTCCGGGCCGGGCTGTGTACGGCAAGCCATACCTGTGTCGGCTACTTCAACCGGGAGACGCTGGAGCCGGACTTTGATGTGATGGACAAGTACGAGCAGCAGGAGAAGCGCGAGGCGCTGGAAACCTGGGTGGGAGACATCGGCCCGGATGACTGCCACAAGCGGATTGATGAAGTGTGGAACAGGAGGTAGCGGACATGAACACAATCTACAAACCGAAGGGCGCGGCGGCGGAGTACGGCGACTACGCCGTGAACATCTACACCGGATGCCCCCACCGCTGCTACTACTGTTTCGCGCCCCAGGTCCTCCACCGGGACCGGGAAGCGTTTCACTCCTGCGTGGAGCCGCGCAAGGGAATTGTGGAGGAACTGCGGCGGAAACTGGAGCGGGAGAAAATCACTGGGAAGCTGGTCCACCTGTGCTTCACCTGTGACCCGTATCCCACCGGCTGCGACACGACCACCACGCGGGAGGTCATTCAGACGTTGAAGGAGTTCGGGAACCACGTCCAGATTCTCACCAAAGGGAGCGGGATTTGCGACTTTGACCTGCTGGACGGCGGGGATTGGTACGGCGTGACCATATCCTGCGGGTGGCCTATGGAAGATGCGGCGGAGCCCGGAGCGGTCAGCCTGGAAAGCCGCCTGTATGACCTGGAGGAAGCGAAGCGCAGGGGGATTAACACATGGGTATCGTTCGAGCCGGTCCTTGATCCGGAAGCCGTACTGGCGTGTATTTATGGATGCGCGTACTTCATCGACAAAGTAAAAGTCGGGAAGCTGAACTACCACCCGTCGGACATCGACTGGGGACAGTTTGGCCGCAACGCCGAAATGATGTGCCGGGAGCTGGGTCTGGACTACTACATCAAGGACAGCCTGCGGGCGGAAATGGACAAGCCGTGAGCGGCGGAGCGGACTTCACCCGGACCTGCGAGGGGTGCGAGTACATACGGACAGAGCCGTGGCCGGTCAAGGGAAGCTACAGCGAAAAGACTATTGCTTTTCGGTGCTTTGCGCCGGGGAAACACAAGGGCTATCACATGGGGACTACCTACCTCCTGCCCTACGTCCCGGCGTGGTGTCCGCTGATGGAGCAGGAATCGGAAGGGAGCGGGACATGAGCGTATGCAAAGACTGTGGCCGGGAAATCGACTGGATGCGGACGGAGGAAGGGCGGTATATCCCGGTGGACCCGGAGCCGGAATTTGTTATTGAGGGCGGCGGGGACGAGCATTTCTACACAGAGGAAGAGGGCTTGCTTACCGGACGGCTGGCGAGGCCGGAGGAAGTGCAGACCAGGGAAGCCAAAATCAATACACCGCTGGGGTTTGTACCGCACTGGCGGACCTGCCGGGCGCGGCGGAAAGGATGGTAAAACGGTGAGACATGGAAATGGTGCTACTGGGTGACGCTCTGGAGCAGCTGCGGACGCTGGAGACAGAGAGCGTGCATACTTGTGTAACATCCCCGCCCTATTACAACCTGCGGGACTACGGAACAGCTGGTCAGATTGGAGTAGAGACCACGCCGGAGGAATACATAGACAATCTGGTGGCTGTGTTCCGGGAGGTTAGGCGCATACTGCGCCAGGACGGGACCCTGTGGCTAAACATTGGGGATAGCTACGCGACAAAAACGGGACAGTATGCACCAAATTTGTCAAAAAGGAACGTCTGCGGAAAATCGTCAAGAGGAACACCGGAAGGGTACAAGCACAAAGACCTGATAGGTATTCCGTGGATGCTGGCTTTTGCCCTGCGGGCGGATGGGTGGTATTTGCGGCAGGATATTATCTGGCAGAAGCCAAACGCCATGCCGGAGAGCGTAAGGGACCGATGCACAAAGAGCCATGAGTATATATTTCTGCTGGCAAAAAGCGAAAGATACTATTTTGACCACGAGGCAATCAGGGAGCCGCGTATCAGCCGTAAATGTGACGCCCGCCCTGTGGCGGGAAGCAAGGGAGCGTTCGGGCCGCGTCAAGCACGATTGCGCGGGTCGGGAAACATCCAGAAAAAGTACAGGCCAACACCAGGAGGAAAACACCTGGGCGGGAACATCCCATACACCGGAGAAAGCCCGTTGCGAGGCAGACGGGACGTGTGGACCGTTGCGACAAGAGGGTGCAAGGGGGAACACTTTGCCGTATTCCCGGAACAGCTGATAGAGCCTTGTGTACTGGCCGGATGCCCGGAAGGTGGGACCGTGCTGGACCCATTCACCGGGAGCGGGACGACTGGAGCGGTGGCAAAGCGCCTGCGCCGTAGTTTCATAGGAGTGGAAATCAACCCGGACTACTGGGAAATGGCACAAAAAAGAATCTCCACAACAATGGCAGAGTATGAACAACTGATGATGTGAAAGGACGGTGAAATCATGGAAAAGGTGAGATACATAAAAGTCGGGGTAGGACAAGCCCCGAAGCATCGGCAGGTGAGCCTGCGGACGTGGCTTGCACGGCTGAACGGCTGGACCGTGGCGTGGTATGCGTTCCTGGCGGTGGCCGGGGTCCTGCTGCATAAGCTGGGCGCGGCCTATGCTCTGCGGGAGCGGGGGTATTACGCCGTCGGCGGCGAGGCGCTGGCCTTGCTTCTGCCCGTGTTCTACTACTGCGCGGCGGTAACTGTCCGGGACATCATCAAGGACTGGAGGGAGAGACGTTGAGCGGGATTCAACTTAGTCCAGCGGAAGAAATCATCGTGGACAATTTCGCGGGCGGAGGTGGCGCGTCAACGGGAATGGAACTGGCGACGGGGCGCATTGTGAAAATTGCAATCAACCACGACCCGGACGCTATTCTGATGCACAAAACAAACCACCCGCGCACCCGGCACCTGCAAGCCTCTGTGTGGGACGTGGACCCGGTGAAGGAGTGCGGCGGATGCCCGGTGGGGCTGGCGTGGTTCTCCCCGGACTGCAAGCACTTCTCCAAGGCAAAGGGCGCGGCCCTGGTGGACCGGAATATCCGGGGGCTGGCGTGGATTGTCCTGCGCTGGGCCGGGACCGTCCGCCCCCGCGTGATTATCCTGGAAAACGTGGAGGAATTTCAGACTTGGGGACCGGTCAGACGGGGGAAGCCTATCAAGAAAAAGGCGGGCCAGACCTTCCAGCGGTGGAAAAAACAGTTATCAGACCTGGGGTATACCATCGAACACCGGGAGCTGGTGGCGGCGGACTACGGAGCGCCGACTACCCGCAAGCGCTTTGTGCTGGTGGCGAGGTGTGACGGACGGCCTATTGCGTGGCCGGAGCGGACCCACAACAAAGACGGGGCCGACGGCCTGCCGAAGTGGAGGGCGGCGGCGGAAGTTATCGACTGGAGCCAGCCGTGCTACTCCATATTTGCCACGAAGGAGGAAATCAAAAGCCGGTACGGTGTCACGGCGGTCAGGCCGCTTGCGGACAACACCATGCGGCGCGTGATTCGTGGAGTGGACAAGTTTGTGATAAGGGCCAAGACGCCGTACATCGTGCCGTGGACTGTGACAAACACCTGTAATTCGGTGGGAAGTCAGGTAACGGCCCCGGTCCATACCGTCACCACGGCGGGAAATCAGATCCTTCTTTCCCCGGCGCTGATTCAATACCACACGGAGCAGAGCGAGAACGTGCGGGGGCAGAGCGTGGCGGAGACGCTGCGGACCGTGGACGCCTCCAACCGCTACGGATTGATTGCGGCAAACCTGGTGGAGTATTACGGGAACGGGAATCCGCTGAACGTGGCGGAGCCGATGCGGACCGTGACCTCCCACGACCGGGAAGCCATGACGCTGACACATATCTGCAAATTCAAGGGGCAGAACATCGGCCAGGACCAGCGGGAACCGCTGCAAACCATCACGGCCAGCGCCGGGGAGTTTGCAGAAATCCGCACGGAAGTACGGACCTACGAGCCGGGCACGGATATGGGACACTGGCCGGAAATACGGGCGCTGTTGAATCGCTTCTGCGGGTATGACCTGAAAGACAACGAAGCGCTGACGCTGGACGTGGGAGGGACCGACTATTTCGTTGCGGACATCGGCCTGCGGATGCTGACGCCGAGGGAGCTTTACAACGCTATGGGCTTTCCGCCTGACTACATCATCGACCGGGACTACACAGGCCGCGCATATGGCAAGAGCAAACAGGTGGCCCGTTGCGGGAACGCGGTGTGTCCGCCTATGGCAGAGGCCGTCGTGCGGGCAAACCTGCCGGAGTGGTGCGGGAAGAAACTGCGGACGATGGAAGAGCTGGAAAGAGCGGTGTCGGCATGACGAGCTATGTCTTTATGTGGGAAGAGCCGACCGGAGAACGACGCTGGGAGGCCGTCACGGAAAAGCAGTATGCCGGATTCCTGGAGCAGCTTTTGAACAGAGGCGTACACCCGGCAACGGTCATGGTAGCTTACGCCCCGATACTCTTCCGTTGGGTGTGGAAAAAATTCCACAAGGGGCTTTCTGACGTGTATTTTCAAAAAATCAATGAGGAAATATACGGGACCGAGCCAGCGCCGGAGAACGCACACAAGCCCGTCGATGTTCCGGTAGAGCAGAAGCCGGAAACAAAATTCGGATGGATTGCGCCAGATGGGCGATTCTTTGGGTGCGGATACGGAGGCCATACCAGCGAGGCCAGGCGGATTGTCGGAGAGATTCGGGACATACGCGACCCGGAGCGCCACCTTGAAAATCTTGGGTGGGCAAAGGTATTCAAAGGTCTGGAGGCAAGAGAGCGATACAGCGTCGGCATGGGAGAAGGGAAAAAGCTGACGGATGCCCAGTTGGTAGAGCTTCAAAGGATGGGCCTTGACAATGCGCACGGGGTATCGCTGTTGCTATGAAGAAGAAAAGGAGCAAGCCGCCCGCCAATGCCACGGCCTGGTGCGCCCTGCATGAACGGCTGATGAACGATGTTTACATACGGCGGCGGGGGTGCGTGATGCGGCGGTGCAAGCACCTACACTGGCTGAACGGCGAGGGCCGGAAACACGATGGATACCCAGTAAACGGGTCCAAATAAACGAGAAGTGAGGAAAAGAAAATGGTAGACATCAAGGGATTGGACAAGGCGCGGGTCCTGAAAGCTCTGTACGACCACAGCCACGTCCAGGGGAGCGGATTCTTGCAGGCCGTCCCCGATGGGGTAGTCACGGTGGAGCATTGCGCCGGGCTGCTGGCGAAGTACAGCTATTTCGACTACCTGCACGGGCGGGTGCTGAAAGTGGACCTGTCCGGGGACGAGTTCGACGAGCGCCTGTATGACCGGGATTGCGGCGAGGGCGCGGCGCAGAAGGCCGTCGATTCCGTCCGGGCAGAGCGGGAGAACAGCGGGGACGCCGACAAGGGAGAGCCGGAGGGCGGCGAGGACACCGCCGGGAGCGCGGAGAGCGAGAAGAAGGGGCCGACCATGGGCGAAAAGGTGGAGCAGGTGAAGGAGGCCACCGGGAAAATCACGGACATTTTGATGGAGCTTCCGCCCGATGTGAGCGCGGCCACCGCTATGTACCTGAAAATGGTGCTGCCGGGACCGCCTATGATGGGCGGACTGGCCGGGCTGATGATGGGCGGGCCGCTTACGTCGCCGCTGTTCAGGACGTTCGACATGAGGGGGCCGAAGGAGCGGGAAATTATGAAAGCGGATGTTCCGTTCCCGTTCAAGGGCCGGTTCGGATAAAAGAAAACGCCCTGCGTAAGCCTCCTACAGCTTGCGCAGGGCGGACGCCCCGGAGGGCGACCAATCAAGTACGCTATATATTGTACCACACTCCGGGGACAGATACAAGGGGGAAACCATGCGCTGCGGCGCATTTCGGGCTTGTATGGGATAGTAACTTAACGACCACGGGGGAGGTGCTGCCGGTATGCGGACGGTGTACCGGGAAAAGAAGTATACCTGCGGGGAATACCTGGATGTGTATATCTATCCGGTTTTTGAGACGGGAAAGCTGGGCGGAGGGAAGCGGGCGAAAAAGAAGCCCTCCACAGAGGCCCAAAAGAAGCTCAACCAGAGGCACCGGGAAGAAAAGCTGGTCCGTCTCCTTCACGCAAACTTCACGCCGGAGGACCTGGAAATCCATCTGACCTACAAGGGGGAGCAGCCGGGGAGCGACGAGGAAGCCGCCCGTAACCTGCGCAACTACATCCGGCGGATTCAGCGCTTACGGAAAAAGCTGGGCCTGCCGCCCCTGAAATACATAGCCGTCACCGAGCGGGGCAAGCGGGGCGGACGGTATCACCACCACATCACCGTCAATGGCGGGATAGACCGGGATACCCTGGAAAGCATGTGGGAATATGGCTACGCAAACTCCCGCCGTCTGCAATTCACCGAGGACGGGCTTGCCGGGCTGGGGAACTACATCGCGAAGTCTCCCGTTGGGGGGAAAGCGTGGACGGCCTCTAAAAATCTGACGGACCCGGAGCCGAGAACGCGGGACGGGCGCATATCCGGGAGCAAGGCGCGGGAGCTGGCTAAAAGCCTGGAGAGCGGAGAGAAATTCGCAAAGTTTGAGCGCCTTTATCCCGGCTATCTTATGTCGGCGGCGGAGGCTTTTCACAACGACGTGAACGGCGGGTGCTACCTGGTGGCACGGTTCTACAGGAAGGACGGGAAGTTTATCCGTCCGAAGCAAAAACCGAAGCAGAGGAAGCGGGAAGGGAGGAAAACAGAATGAGCATGGTAGAGCTGCCCGGCGGCGGGTACGCCACAGATAGCGAGGCACTGAACGCGCTGGCGGCGGAGGCCAGGAGGCGGGGCGTCAGCTACGGACACCTGGTAGCAAGAACAACCGAATGGGAGCGGGCCGAGATTATCCGGGACTACTGTGCGGGTAGGCGGAGGAAAGCGAGGAAAAAGTGATGGGTGTGGACGTGAAGGACCTGCCGCCCGCCTATCAGGCCCAGGCTTTGCGGAAGCTCATGGAGCGGGAGCGGCGGAAGCAGCGCGCGCCTCTCCCCTCCCCCGCCGATGCACCAACCGGCGGCGGGCGGAAGTATCACAACAAGCCAACCGAGCGGGTGACACCTGCCGGGAATGTCCTGCGGTTTGACAGCCAGAAGGAGGCGCGGCGGTTCGATGAACTGTCTGCGCTGGAGCGGGCCGGGACAATCCGGGACCTGCGGATGCAGGTTGACTTCACCTTGCAGGAAGCCTACACCGACGGCGAGGGACACCGGGTGCGAGCCATCCGGTACAGGGCGGATTTTACATACGAGAAAGTCAGGGGCGACCCGTGGACGGAATACAACGGGAGTTTTTGGGTGCTGGTGGTAGAGGACGTGAAGAGCCGCGCCACGCGCACGAAGGATTACATCATGAAGCGCAAGATGATGAAGGAGCGTTTCAATATCGACATTCAGGAGGTGTAAAAATCGGTGAAGCTGAAAAAGGTTGCGGCGATATGCGCCAAGCAAGGGGCGTACTACCTGTTCGACGAAGTGGAAGAAAATGGAGAGCTTATCCGGCAATGGCTGGGCGACGGGCGTTCCGCCTATCCTCTGTCCGGACTGCCGGTCCTAGACGAAGAAAACTTGTGCGCCATGTTCGACATCACGGAGAAGCGGCGGAAGAAGTGTGTCCTCGCCAGAAAGCCGATGCCGGACGGCATGAGTGTGGAGGACTACGCTAAAGGAGAGCGGGAGCTTTATGACGAGTGGCCCACGGTAGAGCATAACGGGTATGTGGTGAAGCCTCTTAGCACGAACGATGATATGCTGTTTATCCAGAACGCATACCTGTCTCCGCTGGAGGATATGGCGGACTATCTCCGGTTCTATGAGCGGGTGGACACTACCGGGCAGAAGTACATCGTGGCGAAAAACGGGATGGAGATTGCCGCCATCATCATGCCGATGGACACAATCAGGCTGGGCTTTGTGGAGAAACTGGAGGCGCTGGCATACAAGTGCCGCGTGGCGGTAGAGAGACAGGAAGAGCGGGAGCGGGAAAAGAAAAAGCTCCAGGCAATAGGCCCGTTGTTCCGGGAGAGCGGAGACGCCGAGGAAGGAGCGGGAGAATGAGGGCATTTACTGTGCATCAGCCCTGGGCCTACGCAATCGTAGCCGGACTGAAACCGCACGAAACGCGCTCCAGGCGGACAAACATTCGGGGGCGAGTGGCCGTCCACGCCGGGAAAGCAAACTTGAACCGGGCAACAAGAACGCTTTCCGATAGGAAGTTTTGGGAACTTCTGTGGGCGGTCGGTGGGAAAACGGACAGGGACTTGCCGCTGGGCGCGGTGGTAGGGACTGTGGAAATCGTCGGCTGCGTTCCCGTGGAGGACGTTGTAGACGGCCTCACGGAGCGGGAAAAGGCTCTGGGAGACTACTCGCCGGGGCGCTGGGCGTGGGTCCTGAAAAATCCGGTCATGTTTGATACACCGATTCCGACGAGGGGAAAACAGGGATGGTGGAACTGGGAAGGAGCGGGAGAATGAAAGCCTTTACTGCCCGCCCGACAAAAAACTGCAACAACTGTGAGTATATCAACCTGACGGAAGAACAGCAGCATAGATTAGCGCCGGGGTCCCCGCACATCTGCACGAAATATGGAAAGCGTGTGTTCCATAGGTCGAGCAGGCCGGGATACCACGGAATATTGTTCCCGTGCAAAGAGTGTGAAGATGCAGAAAGGAGCAGAACAATGGAAAAGGGATATTGCGGGAGGCCGGAACAGGCTGACGAGGAAGGATGCCCGATGGAAAATCCGAACGAGGAAATGCAGGGCTGCGGCGGATGCCGATGGTTAAAGGAAACGGAGGGGCAGGAATGAGTGACAGGATGCGGAAAGCCCTGCATGACGGGGGAAAGCTGACCATTACTATCGAGTTCAACTACGTGTCGGGTATCAAGTACCATGTTCATGAATCGGCGTTCCGGCTGGACAGTTTTGGAAACGGGGAAATCTCGAAGGAGGCGCTGGCGGCGGCGGAGGACCCGGACGCGCTGATTCTGGCGGAAATCTCCAAAACGGTCCGGGAAAAACACATTGCATGGGAGGCGCGGCAGGAATGAGAACGCTGGCATTTATCAATTTGAAGGGCGGGCCGGGTAAGACCGTTTCGGCGGCGAATGTGGCGCACATTCTGGCGACGGTCCACCACAAGAAGGTGCTGCTGGTGGATGGGGACAAGCAGGGCAGCGCCTCCCAGTATTTCCAGGTGTACGGGGAGCATGACGGGACGGCGGCGCTGCTGCTGGCGGATGCGCTGGACGCCGAGAGCGTGGAGCGGGTCATTTACCAGACCGGGTACAAGGGACTGGACATCATCACGTCCAATCTGGAGCTGTACGCGGCGGACCGGGAGCTGTATGACCGGCGGGATACGGACACAGCGCGGGTCTTGTTCTCCGCCCTGGACTATGTGCGCAACGATTACGACTTCTGCATCATCGACAATGGGCCGTCGGTGGACACCGTGACGCTGAACGTGCTGACGGCGGCGGATGATGTGCTTATCCCTATCCGGCCAGACGAGTTTTCTTTTTCCGGTCTGCTGGACCTGGTGGAGCAGGTGGAAAGCGCAAGGGAGGCGGTCAATCCGGGGTTGACGCTGCGGGGCGCGTTCTTCACCCACTGGCAGAACCGGGAAACCTTCTGGCAGGCGCGCCGGTCGCTGGAGGATAGCGGTATCTGCCCCGTACTCCAGACGGCCATTTCCTACAATCCGAAGGTGCCGGAAAGCACGCTGGAGGAAAAGCCGCTGTGCGTGTTCGCACCCCGCTCCTGGGCCACTATCCAGTACAAGAAGCTGACGGCGGAGTATCTGGCCTTGACCGATTCGGGCAAGGGGAAGGAGGGGTAAAGTTGACTGTTGCGGAAGCGATTAACCGCGCCTGCGACGAAGCGGAAAAATTCGACGAAGCGTGCAGGGTTGCGAGACAGCAGGCAGAGGCAGTAAATGAACTGTGCGCATGGACGGATGAACTAAAAGCCTACAGGGAAACCAGGCTGACGCCGGAGGAAGTCACAGCGTTGCAGGCAAGCAATCAGGAACTCAAAAAAGAGGCTTTGCCCATTTTGCAGGCGAAGGTCCAAGACAGGCTGGTGGTGCTGCCGTGCAAAGTTGGGGACGATGTATGGGTAAACGACAACTGCGTTAGAGACTGGTCGGTTGAACCCCTGCCATATAAATGCCGAGTTTTTGGCATTGAAATTACGGAAAAGGAAAAGAGATTCCACGTTGAGTGTTATAAAACTGGACGGGTTTTCCCGTTTGATTTTAACCAGG